CTCACGAGTTTCGCCCGCCCGATGGCGGCGACCAGTATGTCGGCCTGCCTCGCGATATTTTCAAGATCGGTGGTCTTCGAGTGGCAAATCGTCACCGTCGCATCTTTCTGGAGGAGCAGCAGCGCGAGCGGCTTGCCGACGATGTTGGAGCGGCCGATGACCACCGCCCGCCGTCCGGCGAGCGGCACCGCCGCGTAGGCCGCCCGCCAATGCTTCAGCTCGTCGGGCGTCAATTCCCGCAGCATTTGCTCTACGTCGAGCCGGCCGAAGTCGCGAGCGAGCCGGTAGGCGAATCGCCACCAGTCGCTCGCGCCGAGTTTTTTGCCAGCTCCTCGAAGTCGTCCTCATCGAGCCCGGCGTGCTTGAGACACGCGCTGGCGAGGGCCTGACTGGTGGCCGAGTCGAGTTTTTTGAGCAGCGGCTTGTGCGACTCAGTGAGCGCCGGGTTGCCTTCGCCGTCACACCACATCAGCAGCAGCAGATCAGCGTAGGCGTCAGCCAGCAGGTTCTTGTGCTGCTGCGGCCGGTTGTTCCGGCCGGCCATCCCGGCCCGCGTCAGCGCCGCCTCGATCGAGACGTATTCCAGCGCCGTGATCGACCGCAGCCGAACAACTCCCAACAACGGAATCTCGACCTCCTTAAAGCGCCGGCGGCCGGCGGCCGCCTCTTCCAGCGCAGCCGGGCCCGCAAAGCCATTGGTTTCATTCATCGCCCAAGTCGACCTCCTGCTGCTCGTCCTCCCCCTGGATTTCCTCGCTATCGTCGACCAGGTCGCCGATCATCGGCGCGGTCGAGGTCTTGGCGGGCCAGCCGCCGAATTTCGTGGCCACCGCCGATTGGACTGCCAGCCGCTCCTCGTCGGTCAAGCGGTGAATGAGCGCGATCTGCTGGCCGTGCGTGTGGCCGACGTAGCCCACGACCAGCGGGCCGAGCCGCTCAGTAGTCAGCCAGATTCGATCCTGGGCGAGCGCGACGCCGTCCGTGCCGATGTGCGGACGGAGCTCTATGTTCGGCCCCGCGGCTCGGCTGAGCTCGCCGAAGTCCGCCTGCGGCGCCGCCTCGATGGTGGGCTTGGCGGGGTGAGAGGGCGGCGCCGCATTGGCGGGAGTCGATTGTCTATCGTTTGTGATCATGAATTTCGTTCGCTTGTGAGCCGGGCCGTCCCCGGCCCCGATCATGTCGCGGGCCGCGGACGGCCCGGTTCGCCGGTTCGCTACAGCGACAGCACCAGCACCTTGGCGGCCACGTCGCACTCGATCGTGACCTCGGCATTGGCGTCGCGGAACTGCGAATCTAATCGCATCAATTCCGTTTTGGCCGCCGCAACGCTGTTGGTCGGATTGGTGATCGTGCCGCCGTACGCGCTGATCGCGGCTGGCACCGGCAGCTTGAGTGTGAACACGGCCGCGCCCGCCGTGTCGTTTTTCAGCACGACCAACAGCGAATCGGTCCAGGCGAAGCGGACGCCGTTGCCGGCCCCGGCCACCAGCGTGCTGAAGTCGGCAGAATCCGTCAGGTTGTAGCCGGCCTGATTATGCGGCAAGGCGACCGCGGTGATCAGCACGGAAGCCATAGTGTACCTTTATGCACCATCGGTGCGGGTCGGGCCGGTTTTGCCGTCCCAGTGTAGTTCGATTTCGACCAGCAGCCGCACGTCGTTTTCAATCGGGCTGGGGTCGACGCGCACGAGCGCCCCGGTCCCGGCCTTGGTCGCGCCGTTGGTCTGGCCGCTCTTGGGCGGGTAGGTCAGCGTGATCGTGCTCGGCGTGGGACTGGCGATCGGCACGTCATCGGGATCGAAAATCCCGGTCAATATCTCCGGGCCGTTCATGCGCAGCTTGCCGAAGATGAATTCATGGTCGCCCGTCACCGCCAGGCTATCGTCATCGATCGCCTCGATCGATTGCCCGCCCGGCTGGATGCTGATGATCGCGCCGATCGTCACGGCCGGCGCCGTGAGCGCGATGGTAGTGCCGTTTCCCAATAACGATGGCATGTTTGCTGACTCCCCTAGTACGATGAGTGAACGACCGCACGATTGAAGTGAACCCGGTAGTCGATTGAATTGCGGTAGATCGGCGCGTCGAGGCCGCTCGCCGGCTCTTCCGTCGTGCCGCTTTCGCGCTCGATCGTGACGGCGTGGACGTAGGTCTGATCCATCAGGCCGCGATAGCCACTCGTGGGCGCGAGGCGAATCAGCTCGCTGATTTCATCGCACTCCGCCGCGCTATCGGCGTACACGTCGACCTGGAGAGTTTTCGGCAGATCGCCGATCTCGCCCTTGAGCTGATACTCCGGCGCGCCGCCGACGTCGTTGAGCACCACCAGCGGCCGCGGGCAGCCGGCCGGCGCCCGCCGCAGATAAATCCGCACGCCGAAACTCTCGATCGAGAGTTTGTCGACGATCGCCTCTTGCGAAGCCAGATATTTGGCGAAAAAGAGCATCGCTATTTGGCCCTCGCGGTTGCGATCGCCAATCGCAATTGTGTGATGAATTCCTGCCGCACGTGCTGCTCATTTCCATAGAGCGCCCCGCGGAGCGGTTTTTGGGCCGGCGTGTCCTGGTCGCCCAACTCTACGACGGCGGGGTAGAAGAAGTCCGCGAATTTTCGGTCTTCCTTTACACCCAGCAATTTCGCTACGCGGAAGCCCAGCGAACCCCGCTTTGCCAACCCGATCTGGACGACGCCTTGACCGACTCTGCCCCCTCGCTCTGTTCGGAGCGCGAACAATTTATCGCGATCAATCCGCAGCCCGCGGCGAATGTCGCCGCGCCGTCGACCCTTGGGCGTGAAACGCTTCGTGGCGTCCCGCATCGCGCCCGTCTCGACGGGACACAACCGTTGGAATGCCGACTGCACGAATTTGACCGAGTTGTTGAGCGCGGTCCGCAGATATTTCTTCTGCACCTTCGCCTCGAAGCGGGCCAGTGCCGCGTCGACCTCAATAAATCCAGTGGCGATGATCGTGGCACTCATGGCTCATACTCGATGATCACGGCGTCGGGTCGTTCCTCGAGCGGCTGCGGCAAGAGATGCTTCTCGAGCACCAAGGAGCTCACGCCGTTGCGACCGATCGCCAGGCGGTAGGCCTCGTTCGGCAGTTCCTGGAGCAGGCCCGCGGCATCGTAAAACTTCACGCTCAAAATCTGCATCAGGTCCAACTCCTGGAACTGAAAGTTCCAGATCGGCCAGGTTGGGAAGGTCACCGTCTTGCGCTCGCGATCAGGCATGCTTCAATTCCAATCCGTCCCCCCGGCGCACGATTCGCATCACAACAGGTCGCCAGGGGCCTCCTCCCACGCGGAGATAAAAACATCTCGCCAAGATCACGTTCGCAGCTGCAATGCCGAACGCCAAATAAATGATCGGCACGCACCGCACCAGCCAGTGGCGAACGCTCATCCTGATCTCGATCATCTCCTGTCGATTCGGCATCACACGCTCTCCGCACACGTCAGCCGCAACAGCCGGTTTTCGAGCCGTTCATTCTCGACTGAGCGGATGCCCAGCAGGCGGCCGTCCGGCAATCGCAGTCGCATCCGCGAATTCAGTTCGGCCAGCGCCGGCGTCCAATGCATCTCGAGCACCAGCACGCGCTGCGCGACCTGTTTGCCCCCTTCGATCGTTTCACTGCCCGGCTGCGTCTCGACCGCACACCAGCATTGCGCGAATTCCTGCCAGTCTTCGATCAGGCCGGCCAATTCATTCCGCTCGGCCTGCTTGTGTTCGATCGTGACCAGGGTCCTCATTCGGCCAGATGGAACCATGTTTCATCCGGCTCCACGCGGTAGCCGGCCAGCAGCCAGGCGGCGCTCATCGGCACCGGCGCGATGATCGTGCCCGTGATGTTCGCCTCCCGGTTTCTGAACCAGTCGGCCAAAATCAGCAAAATCGCCTGCCGGATCCCCTGCGGCACGTCGCTCGCCGCGGCGCCGTAGCCGGCCACGTAGGTCACGCGCACGGCGTCCTGCTGACAGCGCGTGGTTGGCCAGACCTCGTTGTAGGCCGGCTCGATTCGTCCCGGCTCGGCATCGAGCGTGACCAGGTATTTCGTGCTGCCGAGCGTCTGCAGCGCGCCGTTTTCATCGACATATTGCAGGCTCGTCACCGATTGCAGCGGCGGCCGCGGCAGCACGATCCGGCAGGGGAACTGGTCGAGCGTCAATCGCCAGGTCTGCGTGATGAGCGCCCGCCAGGTGGTTTCCTCGACCACTTCGGTCGCGGCCCGCACCAACCGCATCACGTCCGCGTCGAGGCTACCGTCGTTTGGTCCGAGGCGGATCTGCTGTCTGGCCTCCTCCTGACTGATCACGGTCAGCCCCTCGTTCGGCGGCACCGTCCGCTTCAATCCCATCGTCGGTCACCCTCTCGGCATAGCCGCCAGCGAGTAGGTCTTGCGCCCGCTTGGCGTCGACTTCGATCACCTCGCCCGGCTGGGCGTCGATCGCGCCGGCCGCCAGCGTCTTCATTTTGATTTTCATCCGCTTACGCCGTGCCTTCCGCCGGCGAGACGAGCACTTCGGCCGCCTGGGCGTTGGTGACGTTGTTGTCGATCGGCCGTTTCCGCGCGCCCCATTGGATGGCGAACACCGCATCGATCGTGGTCGTCGCCCCGGCCCGGATCACGACCGCCCGCACGAATCGCTCGAGCGGCTTGATGACTTCCGACAACAGCGCCGTCCCGGTGCCGTTGCAAAGAATCTGACTGCCCAATAGGTCCGCCGCCCCGGCCATGCCGGTCACGACGTCCTGTTGCACTTTGAGGCCGTTGGCGGCGTTGGCCGTGCCGATCGAGGCGAGAAATGCCACGCACTCGAAATCCGACATGTCGACTTCGGTCGTATTGATCGCCGTGACGCCGGTCGCCGTGGCGCCCAGCACCTTCGTGATTTTGGCGTCTTTCAGAATTGCTTCTGTGATATTCATGGAAATCTTCCAATAGCTGTGAAATGAGTGGATCGAGCGCGGCGCTATCGAGCTAATCGGTCTTGAGCCGCACGAAGGCCTCCTCGAGCGTCGGCATCCCGTCGGTCTTGAGCCGGCACAGGTACTCGACCTGATTGGTCCGCGCCAACAGTTCCGTGAGCACCTGGATCTCCAGGTCCAGACTGTCGGCGATCTCGTAATATCTGAAATTGCCCAGCATCCCGACGTACAACCCCGTCGTAAACGTGTTCGGGACGAACTCGCTCTCGCGGAGCGGGAAGCCCAAGACCACGTCGGGATCATCGTCCTGCAGGCCGCGGCCCGGCCGCATCAGGAAACCGGTCGCCGTGTCCGTGAGCACCGCGATCTTGGCGACGCCGTCGCGATGGAAGAGCCACTGCGCGCCCTGGCGAATCCCCCCGCGGCGATACTGTTCCTTGAGCTTGTACTTCGCGGCGATCAGCGCGGCAATGATGCCG